TTAATGAATTTAGAACTTTTATATGGAATAATGGCAAACCCCAAGCTATGAGATCTTATCATGACGACTTAATAATGTCTTTGGCAATTGTATGTTGGGTTAAAGACACAGCATTAACTGTTTCGCAGAAAGATACCCAATATAAGAAAGCAATGCTAGACGGGATGTTTTTAAAAACTAATAGGTTCAACACCACCATCAAAGGGCAAGAAGGTTATAAAGACAATTTTGAAACTAAATATGAAGAAGAGCTTTTAAAGACAAAAAAATTTGCTTGGATATTCAAAGGATAAAAATAAGTGGCTAAAAGAAGAAAAAATCTCGGGAAAAATCCCTATAATTCAGAAAATACTTTGTTTAAATCATTAACCAGATTATTCTCTGGTCCAATAACCCAGAGACGAACCCAGACTGGTCGGCAACTAAGGCGGAGACACCTAGACATGTATGCCAGTCGCTTTACTTCTGCTTCTGGAAAGCAATTTAAAAAGGCAGAATATAACCCAATGAATGTTTTGACTGCCAATATGATATCAAATAGAAACCGCAGTGAAAGATACGTTGATTTTGATCAAATGGAATACACTCCGGAAATAGCTTCTTCGTTAGATATATACGCTGATGAAATGACGACACACTCTTCTTTACAGTCAATGCTTAAGATTCTCTGCCCCAATGAAGAAATAAAATCAATCTTGGATAATTTATTTCACAATATTATGAATATAGAACATAATCTTTTTGGATGGTGTCGTACCATGTGTAAATATGGAGATTTATTTTTATATCTAGATATCGAAGAAAGCATGGGAGTGCGAGCCACAATAGGACTACCACCACAAGAAATTGAAAGATTAGAGGGAGAAGATGAGACTAACCCCAATTATGTTCAATATCAATGGAACTCCGCTGGTATGACATTGGAAAATTGGCAGATGGCTCACTTTAGAGTATTAGGCAATGATAAGCATGCCCCGTATGGCACTTCCGTTTTGGAACCTGCTAGGAGAATTTGGAGGCAGCTTACTCTATTAGAAGATGCAATGATGGCATATCGTATTGTTCGTTCCCCCGAAAGAAGAGTTTTTAAAATAGACGTTGGGAACATTCCTCCACAAGATGTCGAACAATATATGCAAAAAGTCATGACACAGATGAAGCGTCATCAAGTTGTAGACCCCAAAACAGGAAGGTTAGATTTGAGATATAATCCTCTATCGATTGAAGAGGATTATTATATTCCCATTAGAGGGACTTCAAATACTGATATTGTTAACCTTCAAGGGGGCCAATTCACTGGTACGGTTGATGACGTTAAATATCTTAGAGATAAGCTGTTCTCCGCTCTTAAGATTCCTCAATCTTATTTAACCATGGGAGAGGGGGCAACCGAAGACAAAACAACGCTAGCGCAAAAAGATATTCGTTTTGCTAGAACGATCCAAAGACTCCAAAGAGTGGTAATCGCAGAGCTTGAAAAAATAGGAATTATTCATCTCTTTACTTTAGGATTTAGAAGTGATGATCTTTTGTCTTTCAAGCTTAAGTTAAACAACCCTTCTAAAATAGCAGAACTGCAGGAACTTGAGCATTGGGATAAAAAATTCTCTGTAGCTGCCAATGCCACAGAGGGGTATTTTTCTAGAAGATGGGTGGCTGAAAATATGTTTGGACTCTCCGAAGAAGAATTTTTGCGAATGCAAAGAGAAATGTTTTATGATAAAAAATTTATGAATTCCCTAGAAGCAGTGGCTGAGTCTGGTGAAACTGGAGGCGGCGGTGGACTGGGTGATCTAGGTGGAGAAGGGGATCTGGGAGACTTAGGTGATCTAGGTGGAGACGAAGGTGGAGATCTAGGAGATCTAGGTGGAGACGAAGATAAAAAAGATGATGACGTTATCTTAGCAGAACCACCAGCCAAGAGAGATGACGAGCCAAAATATAAAAGAGGGCCTTATCAAAATCATAAATCTTCCTATTCGAAAGGAGGTAGAAAGAAAAATATCATGAATCAAGCAACTGGTGAGTATGGCAACACTTATAGGTCCTCTTTCCCGGGCAAATCTGGATTTGGTGGCCTAGATGGTATCGCTAGGGGAATAACAGAATCCAAAACTCAAAACGATATCGAAGAAGAAAAACTATTTAATACTAGTAAGCAGGTTGACTTACTTATAGAAAATTTATTAAAATCAAAGGTGACAGAAGATGAAACACAATAAGAAAAGAAATACCGCTTTTCTTTACGAATCTTTAATTAAAGAATTAACAAAAACAATTCTTAAGAAAGATCAAAATAAGAAAGATATTATATTAAAGATACTTAAAGAAAGTTTTTCAAAAAAATCAACTTTAAGGAAAGATTTAGAAATCTACAATTCCATATTAAACAATGAACATAAAATGACAAGAGAGTTCTCAAATCGTTTCATTCATGAAACTAAGAAAGATTACTTAAATTTAAATAGAAAAAAAGTCTTTAACCAACAAAGCAAGTTGATTGAAAAAATTAATAAAAACCTATCAAATTTGGTATTTCGAAATTTTATACCAAATTACAAAAACATCGCCACAGTCGGACAGTGGTTGAACTCTGATGACCTAGGGGCTAAATCAAGACTTTTGATAGAAGCAAGAGTTATTGAAATCTTGACGCCTAAACAGAAATTAGTGGAAAACATGCAACACATAGATTCACTGACTTATCGAACCTTTATTAATAAATTCAACAAAACCTATGAAAAAACTCTGAGAAAAGAGCAAAAATCTTTGTTAACAAATTATATTGTTTCGTTTTCTGATAATGGTTTGGGACTCAAAACTTTCATGAATGAAGAAATAGGACGCTTAAAGAGTGATTTAGTATTAATAATTGAAAATAATACAAACGTTAATATTGATAAAAGCAAGAATGTCTTGTCAAAACTAGATGGATTTAAAGAAAAGCCTATAGATGAATCCATGGTTCGAGCTTTATTTTATATTCAAGATTTAATCGAGGTATTGAAAAATGACAGTTAAGGTTAAAATAAATGATAAAGTAGAGGTTGATATTAAGCCAACCGTCAAAGTCACTATTAAGCCTTCTAACATGGCAGATTTACAGACTTCTTTGGTTCTTAGGGAGGCCATCAATGGCGATTACATGATATTCGGACACAGTGATATTGATATTATAATATTAAAAGAACAAAGCAAGATTGTTGCCTTTGCCAAAGATCTGATAACGGAAAGCGTATACGGAGCAGAAACTAGAATGTTTAATTTTTTAAAAAAGAGAGGGGTGGTTGCTTATGATTCTGTTCAAGGTGGTAATGTATATGGTTCTTTAGAGGGCAAATTGCTTGATGGGACAAAAACAGAGAAGCATAGTGTGTTTGAGGCTCTAAAGGCTTTGGGAGATTGGATGAAAGAAGAGGAGCCCTATATAAAGTCTACTGAGACATACGATGATATGATGGATGATTATCTGTTGGATCCAAACGACGAAGACACAACGGAACTTGGAGAGGTCCCTCATGAGGAAAGAAAAGGATCCTTAATGCAAAGAAATTTGTTTGCTCCGTATTTATATGGAAGATATACATACTAGAGGTTTATGTGGATTTATTATACTTTATTCTTGCCTCCTATGGCATGACCTTCATTCTTGTCTATGGAAAAATATTTGAAGACATTAGGCCGCAAAAAGATTATACAAAAAAATGGAATACGCTTTTTCATTGTCCTTTGTGTATGGGTTTTTGGACTGGAGTGTTCTTGTGGTCAATAAATGGTTTCACAGAACTATTTACATTTGAACATAATTTAACTAATGCTTTTTTATGTGGATGTATTTCTGCGGGAGTTAGTTATTTACTATCTATGCTTGTCAATGATTATGGATTTAGAAATGGAGATAAAAATGATGACTAAAAAATGGATGCTGCAACCTGTTCGTCGCTGTTGCTCTGGATCTTGACGCAAGCGGAGAGAGACCGCATTATTTTGGAGAATTAAGAAAAATGAATTTAAATTTAAAAACTTTGAAAAAACTAATCAAAGAGCAAATTGATAAACAAAAACTCATAGAGATAGACTATGAGGATGAGATGCCGGATGATTACGCCAGTGAACAAGTGTATGTAGAGCTTGAAGGAATATTATCTTCTCTTAAGGGTAATGGCGTATCAGATGTTGACATTATCAAATACGTTACAGATTACTTAAGCGCAGGATCATAATGAATAAAAAATTATTAACAGAATTCTATGAGCTTTGTAAGGATGGAGTGTGTCAAGATCTTTTGACCGAAAGGGAAAAAAGAGAGGTATCTAATGGCAGCGTATATCTGTCCGGTCGACTTCAAGCTGCTGATACAAAAAATGGGAATGGAAGACAATATCCCTATAAAGTATTAAAACGCGAAATGGATAATTACACTAAAATAATTGAGGATAATAGAGCACTTGGGGAACTTGATCACCCAGATGATTCTGTTATAAACTTAAGAAATGTTTCGCATGTTGTTACAGACGTATGGTGGGAAGGTAAGGATGTAATGGGCAAAATCAAAGTACTTAATACACCTTCTGGTAGAATCTTAAAAGATCTGATTGGTTCTGGAATTAAGTTGGGTATTTCCTCTAGGGGACTAGGATCTGTGAGGGAAAGCCTAGGTAATACCGTGGTGCAGGAAGATTTTGAATTAATTTGCTTTGATATAGTCTCCGAGCCGTCGACACCGAATGCTTATATTTACCCAGACAAAAAGAAGGGTGTGTATGAAAATAAAATTAACGAAGCAAAGAAAAATATTGTTGATGATTTATTTAAGAAGATTTTGGAAGACTAATGAAAAAGAATGAATTAAAAAAAATTTTAAAACCACTTATAAAACAGTGTATTAAAGAGGTGATCTTTGAAGATGGCACTCTCTCAACTATTATAGCAGAGGTTCTAAGAGGAACTTCTTCTTCACAACCAATAGTTGAAGTAAAAAATGTAGAAAACAATGAAAAAAGATTGCTTGCAAGACAAGAAAAATCAAAGGCAAAAAGAAGAAAAATGTTGGATGCCATCGGTCGAGATGCCTATAATGGTGTTGATTTGTTTGAAGGAACAACCCCTGCTCCTGCTCAGGGTACAACAGGAAAGGGCGCCTTATCAGATGTTAATCCAAACGATCCGGGAGTTGATATATCTAGTATATTCTCACCAGAATCTTCACAAATTTGGAAAAAACTCTCGGGAAAGTAAATGGCAAAGAATTTTGAAATAAAACCTCGTAGAAACGAGACACAAGATAGAATGATAAAAAGATTTATTAAGAAAACAAAAAAGCTTGGTATTATCGAAGAAATAAAAGATAGAAAACAGTATAAGAAGCCCTCCGATAAAAAAAGAAGAGCTAGGCAAAAGGCAATCGCTAGAAGAAAGAAAGAAGAGGCAAAAAGAAATAAATAACTAATTAGTTTAGTTTTGGAGAATAAAAAATGGCAACTCATACATATACAAGTTGGGGTCGAACAAGAAGACCAAAGAATGTCACCGGTAACACTAGTACTTCGGAAATAACATTAACTTCTACAAATGGCACTGCTCCCTCGGCAGTAGGCGATGGATATCCTACAGAAAATCAGAGGTACCTACATTTAATGATCAAAGATGCAGATGGAGACACCACTATCACAGTTTATGTGTACTACCATGCTTTTGGAAACTGGGGTAAACTGCAGATACCTGTTTTTATCAAAAACGGTGCAGATACAACGGTTGATTTGGCTTATACAGATGCTACATTTACATGCGCTACAGCTTATCAAACATATATTTTAGATATTTCCGGAGCCGACAGGGTGGCTTTCGTGGCTAACAACAGCGACGCGTGTGATGTTTATGCGGCTTGTAGTACTTTTTAAGAGAGATGAATGGGTGAGTTCGGATGGGCATATGTAGCTGGTGGCGCAATCACTGGGGCTTTGGGCCCCACAGGTTCTGTATTACTTAAGATTGGAAATCTAGAGATCAGTGGCTCTAGCAATCTTATATACAATACCAACTCTGATACTTTGGAAATAATAGGTAATCTATCAGCTAGCAATGCTCTTACTGCTAGCAATTTATATTTACCTAGCTTATCTAGTGGTACTGCCACTAGTTCTTCATATTTAGCGCTTGATAGCAATAACATCGTAATATTAACCTCTTCTGTTGGAACAGGAGGTGGTTCTATTTCTGTGCAGCAAACAGGAAGTTCTGCCATTTCCAACGTGACAACTATAGTGTTTACAGGGAGCACGGTCACTAATAATGGCAGTGGAGAAGTTGTAATTACACCTGTCATCGGATCAGCGGAGGATGGGAGTTATAGTGATGGTCTTTTCACAGACTTTAATTACAATACAAAAATTGGCATAGCGATCGATAAAATAAACGAAGTCCTAAAGGGTGTTGCACCGGGCCCCTCTCCGAGCTTAGATGATATAGATTGTGACACTTCTGGTGTTAATGCTAAGTTGTCATTTGGATCGGCGCAATCTATTAGTGGCTACACAAATGCTTTGCCAACATCTTTGAGTGCTAGTAATAATCTAGGAAACGCCGACATAAACGAATCGTTTAGTTCCACAACAATCAGTAATGACACACGTATAGGTTGTTTAAATGGAACCACGGTTGTAGCTGGTACTTTGAATGAAGATGTTAGCGCAGATAGCCCAAATTATGGAGCTAATTCTTTCGGTTCCGGTGATGCCGGCACTTTAAAGCTTTTTGTTAATAATAATAGTACAGAGATACACTCAGTGGATTTAAGTGCTTTTTCCTCCGGAAGCTCCATCAACAATGAAGGATCCGGATTTACATTAAGTGCTGCTTTCCCCGGTCACTTTAGTGATGGATCAGAGTTTAATACATTTAAACATAGAACGGGGAGTTACACCATTGCTACCGGCAGTCAAAGAAACGGATGGAACTACGCTAGAGTAACGCATACTGTAGGATCTAGTACAACCACAACAAACTATATAGAATGGGTTAATGATACGAATGCCAATGCCTTGACATCTGATAATTCAGCTATGGATACTCTCGTTATGGGAGGGAATACCAACCTGTCTGGTATAAAATATCATAGGTCTGGATCTGCCCAGTATAGAGTTAGAGTCCAAAATGCCTATAGGAACATTTATTCTACATCCAATATTACATTTACTGGTACAAACTGTTCAATCCCAGCGCAAGCGTTTCCTAGTATCAACAATGGCGGTGGAGAAGACGAGAGTAAGATTTTACACTTAACAGGTTCTGCAACTATAACTACAGACCCAATGCTAAATGCGGCCATCACAGCCAGTGTAAATGTGCCCGCTCCAATCAAATCAAATATTTCAAATGGTTCACCGCAGGGAATACCCGGAATCTTGATGTACAACCTTTCAAACACTTCAACAGTTACTTCAGAGACTTTTCGTGCCGAAAACTACAGATTAATTTCTGGTAGTTATCCCACCCAAGCGGCAGTAACTAGTTCTTCTAACACATGGGATTCAACAACTAGTTTGTTGACTGTTGATGGATTGTTGTTTTACAATAGTAGATTGTATGCGCCCAAACTAGGAGGCGTAAGCGGCGATTTTCGAAATACAACAGACGGAGGTTCTATACAAAATGGCCCAAGTAGTAATCTAAACTATAGTGGCATCAATTCTGGTATTCGAACATTTTACAGATATTTTCAAAACAATTCCGGAGGATCTAAAACTGGCTTCACTATAACAATTAATGGCTCCGGAACAATTGTATCTTCTGGTACTTCTTTATCAACCTCTAATATACATGTGTTTTTAAAATTACCCACTACTACAAATTCCTTTGAAACAGGATGGATGGATTTAGCGACATCGTTCTCTACCAATCAGACAGCAGATAATGATGGATGTTTAGAAGGTTCGTTAGATTCTAGTTTAAATGCTACCAATACGGCAACCTTTGGTGTTGAATCAATTGGATCTAATGAATATATTATGATCAAGCTAGAGGCATTAGCAACTTGGACTGGTTATATTAATCAAATCAGTATAAGCTGGAGTTGATAGATGGCCTATGATTCTAAAACTGAACGGTTAATATCTATAAAAAAATTGGCTGGAAAGTCTCATACTTCGAACGATAAGGGTCTGTCAAACGAAGCATTGTCTTCTGGAATAACAGCTACATCCGAGACTATTTTTGGATCTACTATAACAGCCGCTCCATCTGATGCTTCTCTTTATACAATAAGTGGTTTTGTAGAATACGTCAGATTTCCTGTTACGTTTATAGCCGGCAGTGATACATCAGATGGTCGACATGGTTTTCAATTGAAATTGCCGGCTGATTATGAATCAAATTCTTCAAATTCTAAGGCTGGGACCTTTCCTTTTGTTAACAATCAAGTCATAAATGTTGTCTCCGGGGCTCTCCAATTGGTTCCACCTTCTTTTGCTACTGCTTATGAGGCAAAGGCTTATTACGGTGGAAATACAACTAAAAATTCTGGTACTAGAATTCCTATATTGGATGCCAGAGATTGGTACTTAGATTATTTTAACGGCATATTTTTTCAACAAGATCCTCCCGGCACCGGTGATCACAGTAATAATCCGGATTTTATAGAGGGATTCCTTTACATTGGAGATATGTTAAATGATGTTATCTCCTCCGGTGCCTCTTCATATTCTAGAACAGCAGTTACCTCTACATTGACTGCTTCTATTAATTCAAAGATAATAGGCGTATCAGCGTCAGCAGCCTTAGAGATACGCCTACCCTCAGCATCTAACTATACATCGGGTCAACACTTTATTGTAAAAGATGAAGGAGGAAACTGCAATGTTAATAATATTACAATTCGAGCAAGCGGCTCTCAAACTATTGATGGTACTAGCTCAATAGTTCTAGAATCACCCTATGCTGCTGTAAATATATATTCTGATGGTACCTCCAAGTTCTTTGTCTACTAAACTCTTTTGATGGTTTTACTTACTATTTATGAACGGAGACTTACGAGTCTTTGTCATAATTTTTTTTTGGAGGAATATATTTATGGCTTATAAATTTCAACTAGGGGCAGCTACAATGAGTGGTTCCCTCACACAAGAAGGTGATGTTACCGTTGAAGGTGGTGGTCTTAAGCTACCCAATGGCGGTATTATAGGAAATGTCGCACAAGACGATCTTATAACACTCTCATCAGATGGTGATTTTACTTTTAAAGATGGTGCTTTCGATTTTGATATCGCTTCTCACGACGGTACCAACGGTCTTAAGCTTGGCGGTACGCTCGTAGCAGCTACTGCAGCGCAAATAAACCAGCTTCAATCTGGTGCCGTAACTTCTGTTACTTCTCTTTTGGCTACTGATATTAAAATTGGCGAGGATGACCAAACCAAGATTGATTTTGAAGATGCTAATAAAATTAATTTTTATGCTAATAACGCTAAAGAACTTGTTCTTGAAGAAAACAAGTTGACTCCCGGTGCAAATGATGGAATCGCTCTGGGTGATGCTTCATTGGGCTTTTCGGATATTTATCTAGCTGATGGCGGGATTGCTTATTATGGTAACGATCAAGATGTTCAATTATCACATGTTGCCGATTCTGGTCTTATGCTACAGGCAACAAATGCTGGTGCCTCGAATGGTGCGATGTTAAAGCTTCAACTTTCGTCTTCATCTCCAGCAGATAATGATGAAATTGGTAAATTAGTATTTGCTGGTCACGATGACGCTGGAAATGCTGAAGTATTTGGTCAAATTGTTATGAAATCTACCGACGTTTCAAACGGAAGTGAAGATGGATCCATGCAGATTGCTGCCATTGTAAATGGTTCACCAATAAACTTTATTGATATCAACGGCACTACCGCCTCAGAAGTTACTTTTGTTGACGGTGCTTACAATGTCGATATCGCTTCTCATGATGGTACCAACGGTCTTAAGCTTGGTGGTACACTTGTAACAGCTACTGCTGCACAAATTAATCAACTTCAATCGGGCGCTGTAACTTCTGTTACTTCTCTTTTGGCTACTGATATCAAGATTGGTGAAGACGATCAGACAAAGATTGATTTCGAAGACGCTAATAAAATCAACTTTTATGCTAACAATGCTAAAGAAATGGTTTTGGAAGAAAACAGTCTTTCTCCGGGCACCAATGACGGAACTGCTTTGGGTACTACTTCCCTTGGTTGGTCTGATCTTTATGTAGCAAACGGTGGAGCCATTGAATTTGGTAACTCTCAAGACTTCAAACTTTATTGGGGTGCTGCTGATAATGCTCGTCTAGAAAGTGCTCAAGACGATTTCGTATTCGAACTTAAAAATACAAACGCTGGTGCTAATGGTGAAACTTTTAGGTTCCACGCTTCCAGTAGCTCTCCTGCTGACAATGATAAGATTGGTGGCATTGAGTTTATGGGTTATGATGATGGAGGTGGTGCTCACATCTTTGGCGCAATTGAAGTTACTGCTACTGACGTTTCTGCAGGAGCAGAACAAAGTAAAATGGAACTTAAAGTTGCTGAATTTGATGGAACATCTACAACTGGTATCAAATTGGCTGGTGGAGCTTCTAATGGTATCATCGACGTACAAATTGGCGCTGGTGCTAGTTCTACAACAGAAATTGCTGGTAACTTGGTAGTTCGTGGTACTACAACTACTGTCCATTCCACTGCTGTTAATATTACAGGTTCTTTTGTATTTGAAGGATCCACAGCAGACGGAAACGAAACAACTCTTGGAGTAATTGATCCTACCGGTGACAGAACTCTTAACTTAGCTAATGTTGATGGTACTTTGGTTCCATTTGCGGCAGCTTCTACAACTGCTATTAGCTCTACTCCGGAAGAACTCAATCTCTTAGACGGATCTGCTAAGTCTACATCTTCAATCACACTTGATAATGCTGATGCTTTCATCGTGATTGATGGCACTACAACCAAGCAGATACCAGCTTCTGATATTAAATCCTATATCGGTAGCACTTCAAACTTGGATGTTGCTCTTAAGGATAACACAGAAACTTTGGCTGTTGGTGTTAACTACTTTGCTGACTTCGGTGGCAGTGGTGAAACCGTTAACCTTCCTGCTTCTCCATCTGTTGGAGATGCGGTATATGTTAAGGCTCCTAGTAACTGTGCTTCTAACAAGGCTTTGCAAGTTGATACACAAGGCTCACACCTAATTGACGGTGAAGATCAGATCATTCTTGAATCACCTCATGCCGCTGTTATGATTGTCTATGTAGTAGCAAACGTTTGGAAAGTGTTCTAATCTCAAAAAAGAGATTACTCTTATGGGCTCCGACTTTTGTCGGGCCCTTTTTTTTTATATAACTATAATTATTATAGAACGTGGAGGTACAATGTTCTCTTTTTTATTTGGTATAGCTTTTGGTGGAGATCCGATACCAGAAATCATCGTTGAGTCACGCAAAGATATTGAAGTTTTTGTTGCCCCAACAGAAATAATCAACAAAACAAAGATCCCTTATCATATGGACTCAACATCAGTCTTTGGGCACACAATAAATGACGTTAGTAATGCCCAAAAATTGACACAATATGGATATGTTTCAATGGACGATGATATTTCGGTATACAACCCCGACACAATAAAATTCGCATGGGATAATTGCGACTATTCTACAAATTATAGACAATGTTCCCATGAAAATGGTCACTATCTTTTAGAGAGCTATATAGTGTTCAACAAAGAACAGATAACAGTTCGTCTTATTCTTTTTGATGAGAATATGAAACCTGTATCTCAAACAGTTCAAAACAATTCTAGAATTGTTAAGATATTTAAAAGACAAAAGGTATCTAGAGCGATTATTCCAATGGGTGGGGCAGCAGTGGCTCCTAGAAGACAATGTGGTCCAACATCCTGTTCAACAACTAGAGGCAGTGGTGGTGGATCAATTGCAGCTTATACTCAGACAACAACAGAAGATTTAGAACCATCAGTGGTCATTATTGAACCAAAATTACTAGATAGAGATATACAACAAGCGTCCGTAAGATTATGGACTTCAACGAGGATACATTAAATGTCATATAAATTTTCAAAAGGTGCTCAAGTAATTGGAGACCTTAAAGCAGCAAGTGACACTCAGAGAGATACTTTAATCGATTTTGAAGAGGATTACATTGGATTTGAAACTAGTGGATCCGTTGTGATGGTTGTGTCTGGTTCAAGAGTTGGTATCGGAACAGCAACGCCAGACTACATGCTGGACGTGGCAGGTGACATGGGAGTTAATCAATATATCTATCACAACGGCGATGGCAATACATGGATAAATTTTACTGATAATCGAATAAGGCTTAATGCTGGTGGTAACAATTTCATAGATTGTGAAGATCCCGGTAGTGCTCCTCATAAAGTTAGAATCAATAATGGTGGTAATAATATTGACTTTGTTATCAAAGACAACAACAATAATGTGTATTTCACGGCTGATGCGTCTACTACTAGAATAGGAATTGGCGCGACATCTCCAATAGCAGAGCTAGATGTTGCTGGGAAAATCGCTATAACATCCGAATCTTCAACACCAAGCCAGCCGGCTGATGGACAAGGTTATTTGTATACAAAGTCTGATGGCAAGCTATACTGGAGATCTTACGATGTTACAGAGACCGATCTAACTTCCGGCGGTGGCGGCGGTGGAGGCTCTCCTGCCGGTAGCAATACACAGGTCCAATATAATAACAACGGATCTTTTGGTGGAGACGCTAGAATGACGTTCGATTCAGACGATGGTGCTTTGGCAGTTAGTGGATCGGTTCAAGTTATAGGCGAAGATTATATTGTGCCAAAAGAATTAACTACTGACGCTGATAGGCGAATGTGCTTTACGCTTAAGAGGCAATTTCATTTCAGCAGTGTCACAGCAAACACTTGGCATGATGTGATTTCATGGAGACCTTATGTGGCTGGTGGCTCATCAGATCCCGGTGCTAATACTTTTTGGGGGGCGGTATCTTTTAAACAAGAAATGTCCGGACATCAAAACGGCGTTGGAAACGGATACCGCAGCAGAGTCGGGATGGTGCAATATGAAGGATCATCAGCAAGCGCGGCATCCGCAACGGATACGACTTTTGGATATCCAGTATCTTTTAGGGTCAGTAGATCTGGATGGGTGACAACCTTGCAATTCAATGCTGACTCCGGTGGTTCACTTGCTTTTAGTGGCATGGGCTATGTTGAAATACATTTTGGTAGAGGAGCCGGCGGAAACGGAGCGAACATTTATTGGAGTATATCATAATGTCAAATAGAACAACAGAGATAGGAAACCTTCATCTTGAAGGGCAAATAAAATTATTAAAACAAGAGGCTTCACCAATCGGAGAGATTGATAGTGGAAAAATTTATGCGAAGAAAGAGGAAGATGAATCAACCGCAATCTATGCCTTGGACAGTGCTGGTAATGAAACAAAATTATCTTCTCACAATGAAGAAGGCGAATGGGTTTATTTCTCACAAAATATAAAAACCGGAAAGAAAGTAAAAATAAATATGGAAAAGATGATTCGCAAATTGGAACAAATTACTGGTGAATCATTCTTTGAAGAATACATAGAGGCCAAGTAAAACAGTAATTAGTCTTTTTCTCGTATTTAGCACTATTTACAATTGATAAGTATATACTAGGGAGAGAATATTAATGTCTTCAATGTTAGAACAAGCAATTGTTGATGCAAAAGCTTTGAGAGAAGCTGCTTTAAAAAATGCCGAACAATCTTTAATAGAAAAATATGCGCCACAAATAAAAGAGGCTGTTGATTCAATACTAGAGAGTGATGAGATTTCTGAGAAATTCATGAAAGGTAAGAAAGTTCAATATGAAGGAAACACTTATGAAGTTGTATCCGAATCAGAAGATGGTAAAATAGCCATCGTCAGAGAGGGAGAAAAACCTCATTTAGTTTTAGAAACAGATTTACAAGAAGCTGAGGAAGAAATTATTCAAGAAGAAGAAATAGGTGGCCCTTCTGTGGCTGGTTCTGCTCCCGGGGCATCTTTTGAGCCTCCCTCCGCCAATAATTCTATGGTTGATATGGAGCAAGAAGTTCTTATGTCCTTTAAAGAGAAGGATCCAAGCGCCGAAGGTATGTTTAATCTAGATTTGGAAGATATAAAGGCAGAGATGGCTCAAGAAGATACTGATCCTTCTGATCCTGCAGGACCTTCTGACGTTTTAAGTGATTTAGGTATTTCTGATGATGGTGACGAAGGGGAAACTGAGGGTGATGAGCTTGGCCTAGACTTAAACCTACAAGAACAACTGGTTGATGAAATAGCAAGTCTACTAAATGACACACCAGAAGAAAATATTTTAGAAGAAGAGCTTATTGTTGATACTTCCGCACAAAAAGACGGAACTTTCCAGACAAATCAAGAATTGCTTGAATACCAAAGAGATCTAGAACTAGCCAAGATGGAATCTACTAAATATAAAGAAGAAAATGAAGTTCTAGAGAAGAAATTGAAAGAATTACAAGAAAATTTTAAAAAATTAAGACTTAAAAATAAACAATATAAGGACGTTGTTGAGAAAATCAATGAAAAACTCAATGAAACGCTCTTATCGAATGCAAAGTTGCTCTACAGCAACAAAACACTAAGCGATGCCTCCTTGAATGAGCGACAAAAAACAAAAATTGTTGAAGCCATCGCAAAGGCAAAAACACCAGAGGAAGCGAAAACTCTTTGTGAAGCTCTGAATGCTACAGTGACATCCGGAAATGATAAAAAAACAGGCCCGAGAACACTTAGCGAGTCCGTTCAAAGAAAATCAAATCTATCCGGTATATTGCCACGTAGAAACAGGCAAGATAATGAAAAACAGCACACTTTTGCTGATCATATGAAAAAACTTGCTGGAATTAAATAATACATTTAAGGAGGTTATAAAAAATGTCTATTATTCAAACACTTACTGAAGGCATTGTAAACCGCGATCTTAAGAAAGAAGGGGCTGCTCTTCTCGACAAATGGAATCGTACTGGTTTGCTTGAGGGACTTCAGAACAATCAAGAAAAACAAAACATGGCTCGTCTTCTAGAGAACCAAGCTAAAGAACTTCTTCGTGAAGCTTCTTCTATGGCTGCTGGTGATGTTGAAGGTTTCGCTGCTGTTGCGTTCCCTATCGTTCGTCGTGTATTCGCCGGACTTATCGCTAACGATCTTGTTAGTGTACAGCCAATGAGTCTTCCAAGCGGACTTATCTTCTTCCTAGACTTTGTCTTTGATAGCAATAAACTTGGTGATGCCAGTACTGGTATGCCTTTGGCCGATCGCTCACTTTATGGTGGAAACAAGGTTGCTAGCCAAATCACAGGTGGTGTTGATCTCAGCCCATCAACTCGTGAAGGAAATCATGCTCCTTACGATCTTAACACTGGTTATGCTAGTGCTACTGGATCTGTTGCTTTGACAGAAGCTGGTACTACCGCCGTTGGCTCTATGACAACAAGTTTGCAACTTGGTGATAAGGACTTA